TTGCTTAAATATAACCGCCAAAAAAAGATGTAAAAAACCCGCCATTGTTATGACAATAAGCAAAAGGTACAATGGTAGTAGGTAAAATACCGTAATTTTAATAGAGCCGTGGTCATAGCCCGGCAAAAGGTAAAAGGCATTCACAATTCGTGGGTGCCTTTTTTGACGATATAAACAAAAACCGCCACCCTCATAAGAGGATGACGATTATTGCCAAGCCCAACTGCACTAAACGTTTAGCGGTCTTGTCAGAGATTTTGATGCGGATCTCCATAACCACACCCCCATCTAGGTGAGGAGGATTTCGGCTTGTTCAGGGCTTTCACCTGAGAGGCCGCCCTCTCCTAGCTTCGCTATAGATACATAATATCACATATTTTTGGTAGGAGGTAGGTGTAATGTAATGAACTGGGAAAATATTAGAATTGAATATGAATCTACTGATCTAAAACTTAAAGAGATAGCGGAGAAACATGGGATAAAAGATTCGACGTTGAGGAGCCGCAAGAATCGGGAAAAGTGGCAACGCAACGGCGCAACGCAACGCAACGGCGCAACGCAACGCAAGGGTGCGACGCAACGAAAAAACGTTGCAACGAAAAACAATAGATACCCAAATGGACATCCTGGTAACAAAAACCCTGTTAAGAAGTTTACAGAACGAAACCAGGCAAGCTGGAAGCACGGTCTTTACTCCCGTTATATGCCAAAGGAGACTTTGGATATTATGGAAATGATGGGCAAGAGCGAACCGGCAGATCTTATTTGGACTCAAATAGAGATCCAGTATGCTGCCATCATTCGAGCCCAACAAATCATGCACGTTGAAAGTAAAGAAGAGATGATAAAAGAATTGAAACGCGTCAAAGAGGAATCAAATGAGTTTGCGTCATCCTCAGAGGTTGAGTACGAGTTTCAATTTGCTTGGGATCGTCAAGCTACGTTCATGAACGCTCAATCTAGAGCCATGTCTGAGCTTAGAGGGCTGATCAAACAGTTCAGAGATCTAAGTCACGAAGATGATGAGCGTTTGTTAAAACTCGAGGGAATGCGATTAGGCATCGAGAAGACAAAAGCAGAGGTCAAAAAGCTTGAATCGGATGATAGTGACGGTCCAATCGAGATCATGATCAGCCGAAAAAAACGAGATTAATATACAGGATTTCATACAGTGTGAAAATAAGGAAAACCTTATAGGCAAGCCGTTTCTAAGACTGTATATTGAGTTGCTTTTTCAGGCACTAAGCGAATCCTTTCATAGCAAGGTTTTGACACACATTTCAGTTGACATAATAGATGTATTCGGACGCCGATTTGCATACAAGTGAATAGAATATTCAGGAGGTGATCAGCGTGGTAGCGATCATGAAAGAGGCGAATCCGCACTTTGAAGATTTTCTTTTTGACTGGAACCAAAAGTTTCAGTTCTTGGTGGGCGGATATGGATCCTCTAAAAGCTATCATGTGGCATTAAAGATCATCCTGAAGCTTCTACAAGAAAAACGGACAGCGTTAGTCGTAAGGGAAGTGTACGACACTCATCGAGACTCGACGTACTCCTTACTGGAAGAGATCATTGAGAGCTTAGGGTTGAGTCATAAGATCCGTTGTTTAGCCTCTCCAATGCAGATCAGGTTTCCAAACGGGAGTAAGATCATCTTCAAAGGGATGGACAAGCCTGTAAAGTTGAAATCGATCAATAATGTCTCTCTTATATGGTTGGAAGAGTGTTCAGAGATCAAGTACACAGGTTTTAAAGAACTGATTGGACGTTTACGACATCCATCCTTAAAGCTGCACATGATCCTTTCAACGAATCCAGTCAGTGAAGATAACTGGACGTTTAAACATTTCTTCAAGGACGAGATCAATAACCGATTAGTCTTGGATGACGAGGAACTTTACCAAGAAAGAACGGCAGTGATTGGAAATACCTACTACCACCATTCACTGGCTGACGATAACCTTTTCCTACCTCTCAGCTATATCGAAGAGCTAGAGGAGATGAAAGGGTATGATCCAGACCTGTACCGGGTTGCTCGGTTAGGTCGTTTTGGCGTGAACGGAACGAGAGTGCTGCCACAATTTGAAGTCATGCCTCATGCCCAGGTAATGATCGAGATCGAAAAGATCCAGAAGCCTAAATTCCCGAATGGAATGGACTTTGGGTTTGAGACTTCGTATAACGCAATTGTGCGAATGGCTGTCGATCTTCAAAAACAAGAGCTCTACATTTATTGGCAGTATTACAAAAACAAAATGACAGACGATCAAACAGCAAAAGAGATTGAAGAGTTAAAAAGAGTCCTGATAAAAGCAGATAGCGCAGAACCAAAGACGATTCAGTATTTTAGGCAAAATGGTTTTCGGATCATGGCCACTCGTAAGTTTAAAGGCTCAAGAATCCAATACACCAAAAAGGTGAAACGGTTTAAACGCATTATTTGCTCCGATCAGTGCCCAGATGTGATTCGTGAACTGAAAGACCTGACGTACAAAGTAGATAAGAAAGGTGAGATCGTTGAGGACGAGTTCAGCATTGATCCACACACATTTAGCGCAATATGGTACGGACTAGACGACATTGAAATTCGAAATCTCAAAGACAGGAAGTAGGTGAAACGAGTGAAAGCCTTTAAGAAACGCATTGACGAGAACGGCATTAGTGAAGAGTTGCTTGGTGAGATCATCACAGCTGCTAAGAAAGACCAGGACCGAATGAAAAAGCTTTATGACACGTACAACATTGATCCAGTAGAGGGTCCAACGATTCTCCACAGGAATGCTGCAACATTTAGTGAGTTTGCGGATGCTAAAAACATTCAGCGATTAGATGACAAGGTTGATAACCGATTAAACAATGCGTTTGACGTAGATATCGTAGACACAAAAGTAGGGTATATGTTCGGTCATCCAATCAGTTATGAAGTTGATAAAACGATGACTTCTCTTAAAATCTTGATTGAGGAATTTCTTTTGCGTAACAACGTAGAGGACAATGACTCTGAGTGTGGAAAGATGGCGGCGATCTGTGGAATGTCAGCTAGGCTTTTATACATTGACCTAGAAGGCAATGAGCGAATCAAGAACATTGACCCGTGGGAAGTCATTTTCATTGGAGAAGACGTCCATGAACCTAGCTACTCGTTCTGGAAATACAAGATTGAGGAAGGTGAACGGATTGAGTTTTACGATGAGAAGGACGTTTGGACTTTTGATAACTTTGATTTAGTTGATGTCAGACCACATGTATTTGATCTGAATCCTCTTTTTGGGATAGCGAATAACAAAGAGCTTAAAGGCGATGCGGAGAAAGTGCGCAACCTCATTGACGCCTATGACCGAACCTTATCCGATGCCTCTAACGAGATCGAGCAGTATCGATTAGCGTATTTGATTTTAAAGGGTATGGGTGCGGACGAGGACACACTTGAGCAAATGAAAAAAGCGGGTATTTTGGAGCTGTTGGGTGAGCACGATGAAGTGAAATACCTAACGAAAGACATCAATGACCAAATGATCGAGAACCACTTAGATCGACTGGAAAAGAACATTATGCGTTTTGCAAAGTCTGTGAATTTCTCAGACGAAACGTTTGCCGGTAATGTGTCGGGTGTGGCCATGAAGTTTAAGATTATGGCACTTGAGAACAAATCAATCACGATGGAACGAAAGTTTAACTCTTCCCTACGTTATCAGTTCAAGGTGTTATTTACCGCATGGTCAAAACGTAGAGGCGTTAACCCGAATGATTATTTGAAAATGTGGTTTAGTTGGAAACGTAATTTGCCAATCAATGTACTTGATGAAGCGCAATCGACTCAAGCCTTGAAAGGGTATGTGAGCGAGAAAACGCGATTATCTCAATTATCTATTGTGGATGATGTGGAATTCGAAATGAGAGAGATGGAAAACGATTTGAGGATCATGGGTGAACGCTTACCGCCTTTGGAGGATGATGAGGATGAATCAACTAGAGATTGAAGCACTCCTTGATAAACTCTTAACCCAAACAGAAGATGATCTTGAGAAAGTCTTTAATCGACGCTTACGAGCCATTCAGTCTCGAGTAGCTGAGATGTTCAAACGATACGAGAAACAAGGTGAGCTTAGCTGGACTCAAGTAAATCAGCAAGATCGATTAGCGATGGAGCTGGCAAGCATTGCGAAAGAATTAACAGGGGATTATCGCTACATCATCAGAGAAATGCAGAAATCATTCCAATACCAATACATCGAAGGCTACCTGCGAACGGCTTACTTGCTTGAAAAGGCGGCAGGGTCAGAGATGGGATTCGTTATTCCTTCTGCATCAACGATCAAGGAAGTGCTTCTCAATCCAATTGCTGAACTAACCCTATCCGCTGTTCTGCAGCAACACCGAAACGAGATTGTGCGAAACACTAACATCGAAATTGCTCAAGGGTTTCAAGCTGGAGAGAGTTATGCACAGATTGCCAAACGGATTGAGAAGTCAGTTGGTTTCTCGAAGAATAAAGTGAGATTAGTTGCAAGAACGGAAAGCGGGCGCACCAGAAGTGTAATGGGTGAAAAAGCAGAAGAGGTAGCCAAAAAGTTTGTGGAGCTCACAGGACTATGGATGAGCGCGCTTGATCTACGTGTTCGGAAATCACACAGAACGCTTGATGGGCAGAAAACAGATGCAGAAGGCTATTTCCATTATAGAGGCATGAAAGCGAAAGGTCCTCATCAATGGGGCGTGGCTTCAATGGATATCCAATGCCGATGTGTGAAGTTACGATTGGTTAATGGGATGCTCCCAGAGGTGCGAAGAGGTCGAGACTACATGGATGCCGACTATCAAGAGAAGCTGGCTGAGCGTATAGAGGATCTTATGGCTAAAGAGTCGCTTACGTATCGACAAGCACTTAAAAAAGCGCAGAAGGAGATCTCGCCACCATCTGTGGTGCGTGACTTTGAGACGTTTGAGGATTGGCTGGAGAGACAGAAAGCATCTTAAAGGAGTTGAGGCAGATGAAGCTTATTTATCACTTACAAATGTATAAAATCACCAGTACATTGTTCGGAAGATTTAGTTCTAGAGCTAATTACCATTT